GCAAAGGCAGCTAAAAAACAATTAAAACAAGCGAGAAAAGTATAATGGCACAATCCGGCACATTTAATTTTAATTTAGATATTGATGAAGTAATACAAGAAGCAATGGAAATGATTGGTGGTGAACAAACACTAGGTCATGAACCACAATCAGCTAGACGTTCTATTAACTTAATGTTAAACGATTGGCAAAATAGAGGTGTATTACTTTGGTCTACATTTACAACTGCAGTCACTGTGGCTACTAGCACCACAACATATGCATTAGATAGCTCAGTTAATGATGCTTTATTTGTTACATACAAGGAGACATCACCTGCAGTTGAAACAAAATTAGAAAGAATATCTTTTGAAGAATATCATGTCATACCTAATAAAGACCAAAAAGGTAGGCCAACACAATATGCTATAAAAAAAGATATTAATAATCCAACCATACATCTTTATCCTATACCAGATAATTCTACTGGTGTTCTAGGAATAGAGGCAATCAGACAAGTTCAAGATGTTGATAAATCATTTCAACAAAATGCAGATGCTCCAGTAAGATTTTTACCTTGTCTTACTGCAGGTCTTGCATATTATATGGGACTAAAAAGACCTAATATACCTGGTGAAAGATTAGGATTATTAAAACAAAACTATGAAGAATTATTAATGAGAGCTATGGAAGATAATAAAGACAGAGCAAGTCTCATGGTAAAACCTAGATTGAGATATATTTAATGGCAACAAATAAAAGAGCATTAGCTATTTGTGATAGTTGTGGAATGAGATATCCACATAGAGTAATGAGAAAAACTAGCTATGGTACTTTAAGATGTCCTGAATGTTTTGATGGTAATTTTGATTTAAAAAATCATCCACAAAATAGAGTTGCAGATGTAAGAGATGACCCTACTATTAAAGACCCAAGACCTGATGATGGTGGTAGAAATGCAATATGGAATACAACAGCAATAACTTGGAATGATGATTCAACAGATACTGTTAGAAAGTGGAATACAATATGAGCAATACACTAACTGGAAGATTAATTAGCAATACATATAAACAACTATTAAAAATAGATGTTTCTACTAATACAGGTATTTCTACTGCACTTACTACTATTGTAGATGGTGATGGGAGTGCTACAGCTTTACAGGTAGCTACAAGTGCTGCACAAATAGATGGCACATTATTTGTAGGACAAACCTTTGGAGTATCTGGAGATGCTTCTGTAGCAGGTAATTTAGCAATATCAAATAAAGTTTGTGCTAGTGCTTTTCATGGTGATGGTTCTAACTTAACAGGCATAGTATTTACTGGTGATGTATCTGTATCTAGTTTAATTGTTACTAATAATATAACTGTAGGTGGTAATGTTACTATCGGTGGTAATATTATGGTATCTGGTGGTGAGATACAAGTTAAAAATACAGGCACACAATCTAATATAAAATTATATTGTGAATCTGGTAATGCACACTACGCAGCTTTACAAGCTCCACCACATAGTTCTTTTAGTGGTAATATAATAATAACACTTCCAACAAGTGCAGCAACATTAGTTGGTACATCCACTACTGATACATTAACAAATAAAACATTTGGTGATAAAGTAGATTTTAATGATGATGTTTGTATTAGTGGTGATTCAGTTCTTGTAGGTAATGCAACAATAGGTGGCACTTTATCTGTAGGTGGTGCTGTAAATATGTTAAGCACAGCAACTGTATCAGGCACAGCAGGATTTTTAGGTGCTGTTAGAGTTTCAGGTAATGCTTCTGTGGGAGGCACGTTAGATGTAGCAGGTAATGTAAGTCTTGGAGGTAACGTAACTGTAAAAGGTGATGTTCATGTTAGCTCTAAAGTTTGTGCTTCTGCATTTTATGGTGATGGTACAAATATTACAGGTATACCAATTACAGGTAACATATCAGTTTCAAATGCACAAGTTGGTGGTACATTAAATGTATCTTCTACTGCTACTATAGAAGGTGAAACACATTTAAAAAGCACGTTAAGTGTTGGTGGTGCAGTTAATCTTGCAAGCACATTAACAGTAGCAGGTAATACATCATTAGCAGGAACTGTATCTGTAGGAGGTGCAGTTAATTTATTAAGTACAGCTACAGTATCAGGAGCTGCAGGATTTTTAACAACAGCTAGAGTATCAGGTAATACAAGTATTGGTGGTACACTTGATGTAGCTGGTAATGTATCACTAGGTGGTAATGTTACAGTCAAAGGAGATGTGCATGTAAGTTCTAAAGTATGTGCTTCAGCTTTCTTTGGAGATGGTGCAAACTTAACAAATGTACCTGCAGTTATTACAGGTAATATATCTGTTAATAATGCAACTATAGGTGGTAATGCACATATAGGTGGTACAGTTACAGTTATAGGGAATGCTACTTTTGATGGAGATGTTTCTGTATCTGGTGATATGAACATTGGTGGTCATACTACTATAGGTGGTGCAGTACAATTAAATTCTACTTTAAGTGTTACAGGTTACTCACATTTTAAAGATGACGTATCAGTAAGTGGTAATGCTATCGTAGGTGGTACAGTAAGTGTTGGTGGTGGTATTATAGATTTAAAAAATACTGGTTCGCAGTCAGAACTTAGAATGTATTGTGAATCAGGCAATGCACATTATGCTTCATTAAAAGCACCTGCTCATGCTGATTTTTCTGGTAATATAGATTTAGTAATGCCTGCATCTGCAGATACATTAGCAGGTATAGCAGCAACACAAACATTTACAAATAAAACATTTGGTGATAAAGTAGAGTTTGATAATGATGTTTGTATATCTGGTAATGCTTTTGTAGGAGGTACAGCAACTATAACAGGTAATACATCTGTAGGAGGAACACTAACTGTTGGAGGTAAAGCTGAGTTTGATGGTGCTGTTTGTGTATCTGGTAATGCTGCAATTGTTGGTAATGTTTCAATAGGTGGCACATCTAATATAACAGGCAAGGCAGAGTTTGAAGATGACGTATCAGTAAGTGGTAATGTTGCAATAGGTGGCACAACAACAATAACAGGTGCTGTATCTCTTGGTAGTACATTAGATGTTGCAGGTAATACATCTGTATCTGGTAATTTAAATATAGGTGGCACAGCAACTATAGCAGGTAATACATCTGTAGGTGGTACATTAACAGTAGGTGGTAAAGCAGAATTTGATGGAGATGTTTGTGTATCAGGTAATTCACAATTAGTAGGCACATTAAAAGTAACAGGTGCAACTACAGTTACAGGTAATACAGGATTTTTAGGCACAGTAAGAGTATCAGGTAATACTTCATTAGAAGGACAATTACAATTAACAAAAAGTGCAGCAGCAGTTGTTTGTGCAACAGCTATTAATGGTGTAGCTTCAGTATCATTAAACTTTGGTAATGCACAAAACTTTAGTACAACAGTTACAGCAGCACATACATTGGCTAAACCTACAGGATGTAGAACAGGACAAACAGGAAGTATTTTCTTGACACAAAGTGGAGGAAGTGGTACAATGGCTTACAACGCAGATTTTAAATTTATAGGTGGTACAGACCCAACCTTATCAACAGCAGATGGTGCAGTAGATAGATTAGATTATATTATAGTATCAGCATCTAGTGATGGAGTTGGTGGAGATATACATATGATAATTTCACAGGCATATGCATAATGGGAGTGTTTCAAAATAATTTATTAGCAGGAGCTGCAGCAGCAGCAAGTGCAGGTGGAGCAGGATTTTATTCACATCAGATAGAGCAATCACTTTTTATTCCTGGTGGAGGAACAAATGGTCTTAATAGAACTTTAGGTTCACCCACTAATCAATATAAATTAACTTTAAGTGTTTGGTTAAAAAGAGCAGAAATAGGTAATACAAATCTTCAAGAAATATATAAATCTCTTGGACCAGGTGGAGGTGCAAATACTGGATTTGATTATAATACTGATGATAAATTAGGTATTGCAGTTAGTCCAAATTTTGATGGTAATAGTTCTGCATCTACATTAGACCCAGTTTTTAGAGATATTTCTGCCTTTATGCATTTAGTTATTGCTTATGATACTACTGATGGTACAGCTTCTAATAGGGTAAAAGTTTATCAAAATGGAACACAATTAACTGGATTTACAACAACAGTAACTCAAAATGAAACTGTATCATTTAATCAAAATACTGCTGAATTGTATATTGGTAGAAGTGAAAGTAGCACATATTCTTTAGGTGGATATATAGCTGAATTAGTTATAATAGATGGGCAACAACTTGCACCAACTTCTTTTGCAGAAGAAAAAAATGGTGTGTGGATTCCAAAAGACCCTAGTAGTTTAACATTTGGTAATAATGGAGCATATCTTAAATTTGAAAATGCAAGTGATTTAGGAAATGATAGTTCAGGAAATAATAATGATTTTTCAACAAATGGACTTTCAGCTAGTAATCAAGTTCTTGATAGCCCTACATTTGGTAGTTAATATGAAAGGAAATACAATATATGGCAAGTAGTGGAAATTTTCCAGTTTTAAATACTTTGTACAGAGGTCAAAGAGGTACAAGTTCTTCTTTTTATTCAACAGCATCACAAGGAAATACAAGATTTCACAGTACAGACCAGCAAGATTGTTTATTAATAAGCACTATTGAAAATTTAAAAACTGGTAAATGGTATTGGGAATTTTGTTTAATGGATAATAATTCTGATAGAATGGCAAATACTGGTGTTGCTGATTCTAGACGAGATAAATGGGATTATACTGTTAATTCTGATGTTTATGGTACTGGTACAAGTTCAAAATCTGTTCATTTTTTTACATACAATCAAATAATGAGAAAAAATGGTTCTGATACTGGAGCTTATTCATCAAGTGCTTCTTCTCATTCAGTAGGAGATGTTTTTGGATTTGCGTTAGATACTGATAATGGTAAAGCATATGCTCATAAAAATGGAACATATTATGCTTCTGGTAATCCTGCCACTGGTGCAAATCCTGGTGCTACTTGGACAGTTGCAACTGAGTTTACAGATGGTTTTACACCATATTTTACAAACTTTT